CCGCCGACAAGCTGTCCTCCCGCATACTGGCCGAGCGCCCCGGTGCCTTTGGCGCCCTGCAGGTAGCTGGAGGCATAGGGGTTGTTGACACCCTGCTGGCCGATGTTCTGCACCTGCTGCAGGTTGCTGGCGCCAATGTTGTAGTTTGGCAGGTCACCGATGCCGGTCGTCGCGCCATAGGCTGCGTTCGGCAGGCCGGGATAGTTGAACGTCGGCACGTTGGAGGCGGGCGTGCCGTGGATCAAGCCGCCGAGCGCACCGCCAAGACCGATGGCGCCGGCCCCGAGCGAGAACAGACTTCCAAGACCACCGAAAGGCATCTAGTCCTCCAGTATCTTGCGCTTGATCACGTCGGTATCGACATAACCGCGCCGCTCGAACAGCCCGTGTTTGTGTGCCACCTTCTCGGACGCCTCGATCACCGTGACCTGTGACGCGCGCAAATGCGTCTCCATCGCTTCTAGCATGGCGCTGCCGACGCCGCCACCACGGTACTCCGGGAACAGCCAGTACCAGGTGATGATTGCCCACCCGATGCCGACGTGATCAATGTGAGGATGGCAGTACGCGAACATGTAGCCGACGAGCAAATCATCCTCACGCGCGGTGACGATCCGCAACATGCCGATCAGATCATAGTCGAGATACTGCTGCAGATTGACGTTGAGCGGCAGCTTCTCGTGATCCAAACCGTTCTCGCGCCAGTCCGCCTCCAGGAGAGGCAAGACTTCACGGATGATCTTTGGCAGCCGTTCCCACTGGAACACTACCCCGTCGTGTTCGCCCAGCTTAGGCGCAGCGGGGGCCGATGGTCTGCTCTGCGGGAGCTGTTTCGCTGCGTGTTGCTTCACTGTTCACGCTCTGCTTGCCGAGTTTGCGCGAACTGTCCTGGGTGTTCACGCCTTTCTTGACGAGACCTTTGAGCATGTTGCCATCGGAGGCGACTGTCGATCCACTTGCCATCACGCGTTTCCTGTTCCGGTTGGGTCGTTGTGGGTGCTGTCGGGCGGTGGCGTATGCGCCAGCACGATGCCGATCAGCCGTGACAGGGCGATATACATCCGCGACATCCGGTCGTGCATGTCGAGCGCACCAGGCGCCGCCATGTCAGTTTGGATTTGCCTGAGTTGGGTGTGCGGGTGCGCGTTGAGCTCCGCAAGCGCCTGCTGATCCGCTGCGTGCTTGGCCGCGAGCTCTTCGGGAGACATCCCGGCTTCCTTCTCACGCTCCGCAAGCGCCTTTTCCTCCTGCTCGTGCGCGAGAGCCTGCGCCTTGGCGCGTTCAGCCAAAGCCTGCCGTGCAGTCTCTACGGCCTGCTTTTCAGCCTCAGCGTGCTTTTCAGCCGCAACCTTCCGCTGCTCTTCCTCTCGATGCCGTTCGTCCTGACTGCCGGCAAAGGCTTCAGGTTCGGCAAAAGGTTCGGGTTTGACGAACGGCTGAGCCGGCGGAGGCGGCGGGGGCTTGTACAGCGGCACGTCGGAAAGTCTCTCGTCGGCCATGGAAATCTCCTGTCAGTTGTAGCAGTTGAAGCCGAACGTGCCCGCGGCGACGGCGTTGGTCGTCGTTCCAGCGTTGACCGCAACCACGGAGAGCGACCCAGCAGTAGGGACGAAGGTCGCGGGGATCACTGCCGAACCGGCCGTGAAAGCGGTGACGAAAGCCCCGGTGCAAAGTGACGCCGTGGTGATCGACGAATTGGTAATGACCATTGTCATGGTCGAACCAGTCGTGGTGACCGTCAATGGCGTGCCGGTAAAGACAATCTGTCCGCGCTGACCGTTGCAGACGTTTGTCAGGGTGGCCCCAGTAGCGCTGCAGAACGAGCCGATCGACGGCCCGGTGACATTGTTCGCCGCATAACCGCCGAAACCTGCCGGGTTGCCGTTCAACTGGTTGATGAAGGCATTGAGCGTGCCGACGATCTGCGACGGCTCGCTATATTGCGAGGTGGAGGGGATCAGCGGGATGCTGCCGGCCAGAGCAAGCGTCGGGAACAGCGCAAGAGCGGCGGCGAACGCAAGACGCTTGAGGGATCGAAACATGGCCGTTTTCTCCGGGGTAAGGCGTTCTGCTCAATAGATGGTAGCAGAGCGCCGGTTAAACATCAATTCCTAGAATTTGATCGCTTTCAAAGCCAGTGAAACCGGCTGCAACAGGAACGGTGTTTGGTTGTGCCCCGCTGCAGCCGTGCCGGTAAAGGTCGACGTAAGACTTTGGGAAATCGCTTGCGGCACCGTGAAACCGGATGACGCCGACACGCCAACCGTCGTGTTGAACTGCTGCACCGCGGGCGTCGTACTGACTGTGCCTTGGGGCGTATAGGGCGGCAAATTGGTGTTCAAAATTGTCTGCGTGAGCGATCCGCATTGCGTCCCGATCGACGCCGGATTTGGGCAAGCGACCGAGGATAACGTACCGCCAGCCGTGTCGATCATAACTGTCTCGCGGCCATTCATGTTCGGCACGTTGAATGTCGTACTGCAGTCGCCCAAGTTCCACGGCCCAATTGTCAAGGTCGTTGCGCCACTGGCGCCCGCAGCGGGGCTGATCGTGATATGCGTGCCATCGGGGATCGCGGTGATGCTCGAATTACAGGTGACGTTGTTGCCACCGACCTGCCATCCGATTTGAAACAGGGCGCTGTTGGGCACGAGAACAGACGTGGTGCCGTTGGTGGTAGCCGACACCGCCGGGTAGGTGAGGCAAGAGAATAAATTGGGGAACGCCGTGCGCGAGACCGCTTGCCCGTTCTCAGCCAGATAACCTTGTGGAACGGCCACTCCCTGATAGGCGATCTCCGTACAAGGCTGGACGAAACTGTTAGGCGCCACGCCCAAGAGCTCCCACTGCACGCCGTCATAGTAACCCGATGTCACGCCAGGGACGATCTCGCCGCCAGAAAGGGCGATCAGACCCGTCGACGTGCGGGTGAGGACATTGATCGGACCTGTCCCGTTCACGTTCCACGTCACAGCCCCCGTGTTGGTCCCGCCGGCCGGGGTGATGAAATAGATGACGTTGCCGGGCGTGAGGGTGAAATTCCCCGGCACCACGGCTGAAACCGTGTAGGCGTTCGCCAGGAACGTGGCCTGCGTCGAGCCCGTGTTGTAAACCGACGTGCCGCCTTCCGAAGGCGCCAGCGGCGTCGTCAGACCGATCAGCGACGTGATATCGGTATTGGCCCCGTTAGCAGCGGCACGCAACAGACAAGCCAGGATCGCATTGTAGTTGGCCATCACCTGCGAAGCGTCAGCAATCGTGTTGTTGACGAGCGTGAACGGCAGCGTGCAACTCACGCCGGCAGAAGCGACCTGCGACCAGAGACAGAAGAGCAGTGCACATAAAATCCGTTTCATGCTGTCCTCACGAAGCTTGCTGTAGATACCCGAGCACCTGGTAGCGCAAATGCAGCCGTCCGATCTTAACGCCGGCAATACTGGTCCCCGATACGACAAGGCCGCCGCGCCGGAACACGATCGGAAAGTGCCAATTCAATTGCTTGGGGAATAGCGAGTTGGCCGAGCCCTGCCACATGCCGACACCCCAAAGAAAGGTGCCCCAGAGATTGCTCGATCCTGTCGGCGAGATGGTCACGCTGTCCAGCACACTGCCAGATTGGTTTTGAAACACGACGTTGATGTTGTTGCCGGTCACCAAAGCCAGGTGCAGGGTCGTCTCGATCATGGCGTTCTCGGCCATCTGATCGGTGTCAGGCAGCATCGGCGTTGTCCACACCCAACTCAATTGGTTACCGTTCTCAAGGAACACGCTTCCCGCCGACTGCTGCACGTCGCTCTGGAACAGCGAGGTAGGCAAACCCTGCAACACGACAATGAACGTGTTGCCCGCGTAAGGCTGCATCAGGTTGGTCGCGATCGTATGCGGCCCCGACCAGATTTCGCGAACGAAGTCAAACCACCATTGCTGCTGCGGGTTGCCCTGCGCGGCGTTGTTCTGCAGTTGCACACGGTAAACGCCGTTGTTGTAGGCGGCATTCATGCGTGACGGCACCGCGGACTGGTAGAACGGCACGGTGATGCCATCGCCGTCCTTGCCGATCGGGTCGCTCACGCGCGCCTCGAAGTCGATCACCCGCAGTCCATCAGGCGCGGCAAACGCGATCCCCTTGGAGGTCGTGACGATGGTGTTCGGACCAAAGGTCCCGGTCGCGACGTTGAGCGCGTTGACAGCCAGATTGGTGAGCGAGAAGTCGCCCGTGATCTGGTACATGTTGGTGGCGCTTTTGAAGATGATCAGCGATTGGATGATGCCGCCCAACTGGTTTGACAGGGGCAAACCGGCCGCCGCGGTCAAAGCGACATTGTCGCCGAAGGTCAACACCTGGCTGGCGTTAGTGATAACCGTCGCATTGAGCACGTCGGACATGTACGCGCCCGGTTGCTGACCAGGCGGGTTGACCAGAAAGAAACAGCGCCCGTTGAAGTTCTGCACGAACTGCGGTGGGAACACGAGCGCGTTGACCGTGGTGTTCTGCGCCGTCCAGGTGGGCGCCAAGGGGTTGGAGATGTTGAGCACGCCGAAGAACGCACCGCCGGCCCCGGAAAAACCGGAGTGTGCGACGATGATGTTAGCGCCGATCAAATCGAGGTTGGGCGGCACCCACGCACCCGTCGTCGGCGGGCTGACGGGCGTATTGGCATTGGTCACACCGCTGACGGCGACGAAGGTCCCGCTTGGGATATCAAACACAAACGGCTCGTCATGGCCGGGATTGCGGTTGGTCGACACCATCCCATAGGCACGCGTCCCGATCACCTTCATGCAGCTTATGAAGGTCGCGCTAGGGAAAGCCCCCGAGCCAAAGCCGGAAGAAAAGCCGCTTGAGAAGCCGCTGCCGGCGCCGAGAAAGTTGGCAATCGACACCGCGGCCGGGCGGCATTGCCAGAGGTGTTTTGTCGTCGGATCGGGGACCAGGTCTTGCAGGATCGACATCGCGCCTTCGGGCGCGGTCGAGCTATCGAGGGTATCGGAAGCCCCTCGCGGAGACCATACAAGGGGCTTCCCTGGCAGTGCCAAACAGCATCTCCTAGAATTTCAGCGACGATCCCACCCTTACCATGTTTCCAAGCTTGCCGCATACCAGCGTGTTGCCCACGCAAAACGAGTTAGTTGAGCCAAACTGGAACCCGGCCCACGTGTCGATCATCACGTTGTTGCTGGCGCGCGCCAGATTGCCCAAGCCGATCATCGGCGAGACCATCCATTGATGCGAGCTTGAGATACCCGTCAATGTAGCCCCGTAATCCCCTTCGACGATGCCGACGAAGGCGTACAAGTTTGCCGGTGACAACGTGATCCCCGGAGGCAAGAGAGGCACGGATGGCAATGCCGACTGGAACGCATTCAAGATGTTATTGCCCGCCGGCAGAAGTCCGCCAAGCAACGCATTGATCGGAGACCCTGCACCAAAGCGCTCAATGAAAGTGGCAGGCCCGGTGAAGTTGATGGGAAGACCGCCCCCGCTGCTGGCGTTGTTCAAGATCGTGCCGCCGTTCAAGTTGGAGATACCTCCCTGGACTTCAGCAAACCAGAACCCGTAGCCGCCGAACGGACAGGTGTAGCCAACCATTGCGTCGATATCGCCCTCAACAACCTGCGTCCCCGTCACGTCGGTCTTCACCGCACCCGCGTTGCCGCCAATCCCAACACCATAGTAGAAACCGCACCGCGTCGGATAACCAATCTGTGCGGTCTTCAGAGGTATGTCAGCCGCCAGCGCAACTCCCGCGATCAACACCGCTGCAGTTGCGAGCAGGAGTTTTTTCAAGAGCTTCATCGGACTTCCCCATTGTTGGTTGAAAGCGCGAACCTACCCCCGCGCGCCCCGCCAACAAGGTCTCTTCACAAATTAAGTCAGACTGTGTCTTCCAAGTCACGCCGCGTTTTTAGCGATTGCTGTGACGACTTCTTTCGCCTGCGCCGTCGCCTCCACCTTCGGCACCGCCGGATCAACAGCAAGCGCAGCCAAAGCAGGTGTAGCAGCGGCATTGATAAACACCTTCTCGACACCCGGCATCGCCTGCACCGACTGGACCTTGTACGTCTGAGTTTGGGCGTGAGAGGCGTAATACGCGGCGACAACCGGGGTAATGAGCCCGACCAGAGTGATGGTATCGCCAATCACCGCACCCGTCGCATTGACAATGGCCGTCAACGTGTCCGGGCTGATCCTGGTCCCGAGCCCGAGCATAAGAACGGCGCCGCCCGCAAAGCTTGCAATATGCCGCGTGGCAGCAAGCACTTCGTCTTGAGATGGGAGGTTCATTTTAACCCCTAATTGTTGGCCCCCTTGAACACAAAAAAATTGATGACTGGCGCGTCCGAGGCGGTGCCAGCGACACTCTGAAACGTAATTTGAAAAGTACCCGCGCCGACTGACGACACGATCGCAACATAGGTATTTGTGCCTGACTTAACCGCAACCTTCGGGATATCAGTGGCGACCACGTTGCTGTTCGTCACCGTGAACGACACCCACGTGCCTACAACCGGCGCCGCCGTAAAGAGAGTAATCGCGCCTGTAAGGGTATTGAGCGTGACGCCAGTCGTTCGGCTCGTGATTTGCGTGACCGCACCACCAGCCCCGACACCCGTCGCGTAACCCACCGCGACATTGAAGGTCCCGGCCGACAAGTCTATCGCCGCCGGTTGCGTACATGTGTAGCTGCTCAACGTCGCAATGGCTTCAAGCCATTGGTGTGTTGGACAGGTGAAGGTCGAGGCCCCGTTCACATCAAGGTACGAGTTGACCAGGTCGAGCACGGTCGATCGCAACAGCGCGGGCGTGATCGTGCCCACCGTGTTGTCAGGCCAATTGGCGGCGATGTCGGCGGCGACTTGCGCCTTGGTGCAGGGCGCGATGCAATTAGCTTCTGCCGGCGGTTGCCAAGCAAAGAACCACAAGAACATCGCAGCGATACACCAACCGATGTTTTTGGTGTTCTTGAGTTGATCGAAAGGACGGCCCCAACGCCTGCGATCTCTGCCGACAGTGTGCACGGCACCCTCCCGATCTTCGACATTCTTGAGGTACTTGTTGAGCAGCGTGCCTGCTCCCAGCGGGTACTTGTCGGCGTCGTCGCCAAGGAAAGAAGCCTGCCGATCGTCCCCGGTGAGACCCATCAGCTTGCCGGCCACGGTGCGGATCAGAATTTCGGTGTTGAGAAACCACGGCACCACGACGGACGTTTCCGGCGTCACGATGTCGGGCATCAATTTATAATAGCGAAGCGTGCACGGGTAGGCGCCCGAAGCCGGCGGCCAGACAAACAACTGCGCGGGAATTTGCGATAGGTCGGTAGCGTAATTGTAGGGGAAAGACGAGAAGCCAGGGGTCTGCACCAACCAGTCATATTCCGCCTTGGTGACCTGGATCAGCGGGTATGGCACGCCTTGGATCGTATAGAAAAACTCATCCTTGCCGTCCTTCACCTGCGTGCGCAGATAGTCGACCGGCAACGTGTAAGGTCCCGAACCCTGGCCTACCACCGAATTGAAAGTGAATGTGAAGGTGCCAAGCGCGGCGTCAAGATCATAGTTCTGACAAAGGTCCTGCAACGTCGCATTCAAAAATTGCCCGGCTTGCTGGGTGAAGCCGGGACACTTCGCGATCTGAGTAGCGAGCGCTACGATCTGCTGGGCCTGCAGCGGCATTCATTCTCTCGCGTCAATCCTCGCCTGACACTTGGCGATCTCAGCATTGCGCTTGGCAATGGCTTGCCTGAAACGCTCGATGTTGGTCCGAGCCGTCGCCTTCTGTGCGAGCTCCTGCTGGCTCAATTTGAACGGCCCGTTCTTGCGGGTGTTCCAGACCGCTTCAGCACGTGGCTCGATCGCCAGAAAGTCCTCTTCAAGACCTTTAAGCGTCTTTTCTTCTTGCGCCAGGTTGGCCAGCAAATCCTCCATGTCGAGTTTTGCCTGCTGCCGGTCGACCGACTTCGTCATCTTGTCCAGCGTCTCGTGAAACTCCGAGACCGGCGCGTCACGCGGCATGTAGGTCTGAATGACGATCGAACGGTTTTGCGAGACCTGGGCGGTAAAGGTGATCGCGGCTGCAACGTCGGCCACGGCGGTTTCCGGGTCGACAGACTTGATGGGAGCATTCACGTTTAAATCTCCGTCTCCGCTGTGATGGTTCCGTTGGCGCCGCGGGTAGGTACGCTGGCGTGTTGAGGTCCGAGCCGCACGTTGGCAGGCCGACGATACGCGTTGAACCGGCTGCGCCCGTCGATCTCATCCTGATGCTGCCATGACCGCTGCATCTGCTCGTAAAGCACTTTCGCACGGCTGAAGGGAACGTCGTAGGTATACTCGTGAAAGTACATCACACCGTCGATCATGATGTTCGGCAAGAAGGGCGCCAACTCCATCGTCACAGAAACCAGCCGCTCGTTGGGCGTGTTGGCCTGACGGGCGAGCGCTACCTGCTCTTGAAAGTAGGCATCGCGAGCGTCCTGCTCCATCTCGGCAAGGACAGAGGCGCGCGCCTGCTTCTTGAGCTCCAGCATCTCGTCTTCGTTGAGCAAAGACTTGTCGACAGGGATTTTCTTGCCGGGTGTGACGGCCGGTTTCTTCATGTCTTAGCTCCCTACGTGCGTCCACGGCCCGCTGGCGATGGCGCGCGCCGATATCAGAATGGGCCATCCCGTCGTGGCGTCAACCGCAACGCAATCACCGGGGAGCACCTTCAACGTCCCGCGGTTGGGGACGTAAAGAGCTCCCGACTGTGACCATGCACCCGGCCAGATCGGGTGTATGTTGTTGAGGTCGTCCTTGACGATATTGGCGATCGCAGCCACGTCGGCAGGAGCTAACGCGCCTGCGAACAGCTTCATGGTCAGCGAGTTGGTCGCGTTGGTGCCTACAGTTCCGGTTGCCATTTATCCACCGCCGGTCGAGAAGGCTTGAATGCGGGCGAGCGTTGCGGCGACGTTACATTGCGCCGCAATGTCGGCCGCCATCGCGTTCGTCAGGGTAGTCACGTCCGCCGTCAAGAACGTGTTGGTGGTGAGACCCGCGAAGTTTGCCGTATTCTGAAGCTCAAGCACTTGAGCCCCACCGGCCGGTCCCTGCGGAAGAGGCGGCGCCAATGCGCCACCCATCGGTCCCAAACCGGGACCGACCCAAATGACTTGAACCGAGTAAGTCATTCTATAAGCCATGTCAGTCTCCCTTAGCCGAAGGTTGCGTTGAAGGCCGACGTGCTCTCGATCCTCATCATGAACTGAGAGTTTTGGATCAGCGTTCCGTAGAAGTTTTTCCAGCCTACCACGCGAAGCTGATTGAGCGGATCGCTCTTGTCAGCTTCCTTCAGGTAAGTGAACTTGACGTTGTCCAGCACCACCTGCGCGTAAGCACCGCGACCGAAAATGAAAGTGGGATAGACGGTGATGCCGGTTGCCGGCGCCGCGGGCGGCACTTGCGCAATCCCGAGCGCCGTGATCGTCACCACCGTGTTGGGTGGTAGCTGCGTTGCCTGCCCGGCGAGCGGCCCGACAGTCGGTCCTTGTGCCGACACGCCAATGTTGAACGGCGTGTTGGTGGTGCCAACATACACGGTATAGGTGAAGCCGGCCACGTTGGGCGTCGTCAACTGCAACGCGCCGTTGGCGCCGACCGCGGTCAAAGCCGACACCTGATAAATCTGGCTCTCGTACTGGTTCTGCGTGTCCTGACCAGTCACGACCACGAAGTAGTTGGTCGCCGGCAACGCACCGCCACCGATCGCCACCGGGTTGATCTGCGCAAACCCGGTCCAAAATTGCACCAGGTTCGACTTACAGAACCGGATGCCGCGCCACTCGCCGGCCTCGTAATTATAAAGCCGGTTAAGGTCGCTATAAGACCATGCGGTAATAACCGTCTGGTTTTCCGAGAAGTCACCGATGACGAAGGGGTGCGCAACCGCGACGTAGTGCGGCATCTTGCGCGGGTTGTTCGATGCTTTGGCACCGCCCGCGTCGGCTTCCATCTTCATGTCGGTGATCTCGTCGCCCATGAAACGCGGTGCGCCGAGGTTTTCCAGCATGGCGTTGGCACGGTTGACTTC